CTCGGCACGAGCCACGTTTCTTGTGGCCGAATAAGTAGGCTTCCCTCGAAGAGAGAAGTAGAACCCCCACTTACCCTGCTTCTCCACCATTGGTTAAGTCGATATGACTCAAGTTCATCAGGAACTTGAGTCTGTATCTTCCTAGGACCAATCCCCTGTTGCAGCTCCTCATGTACTTGCCAGTCGGCGTTCCACCTGAGATGCCGATCACTCACTTGGTGTTTATTCCTAGTGAATAACCCAAAGCTTAGATCGTCAGTAACAAAGGGTAATGGATACTTAAACCCATATCCCTTTAAAGCTGATAACCAGAAGGACGCTACAGCTTGATAGCCATAGCTTCTCATCTTGTTTATGCCCCCTATAAAGGAGGCATAGATCTTAGCATCCCATTTACCTTTCGTAAAGAAAGGTAAACGGAATAATACAGGAGTGACCTCCTGGCCCTCGTACGCATACACCCCGCAACTTTCGCGAAATGATTGCGATCCTGTGAACGATTTTGATCTATTCACCGAGAAACCAAGGCGGTTCAAGAGGGAGATGACTTCGTCACTGACTCGCGAGTCAATGATGATATCATCGCCAAAAACAACTGGTGATTCATAACGCCTGGAAAACGGCGTCAGAGGGGTCCTTTCCCTATGAAGATTTTGGAATATAAATTCCTTAACCTCCGCAGGAGAGCAGACCCAATCACCACTATGAACTCCAAGCTGGTCCGACATGTAGCCGTAGAGACATGCAGCAGCAAAGATAATGCACTGCGTTGGGAAGCATATTGCTGATCCCATCGGGGCAAACTTCTTCACTGCTACCGGCTCCTCGCTACCAGGAACGAATACAAGATTCGTCCTGGTGGCAAGCATATAGAACAAGTAGTCTCTGGGAAAGATTCCCTTGACTAGATCTATATGAACACTATCAGAGGCCGAACTCAGGTCAAGTGTATCACTACTTAGGTATTGACTACCATGTAGTGCTGCGCTTTGATTCCGAGATTGATCATGTAGATCTACAAACCTACTAATCAATCCTCTTTCCATCGACCTTCGCATATAGCGAAAGACTTCCTGTTGGAAGTACATGTAGCCATTAGGCTCCATGCAGATGGAACGACTCTTAGATATGTCCTTTGGGACAAATTTAAGTCGGGATACATGGCCTGAATCGCTTCTACTTGTAATGGCTTTCTTAAGGCCAAAACCTTCATCCGCGCCCTTGTAGGGGCGTTCCCGGAGGAAGGCGTATTCTAGCTTACGGTCCACGGCAAGCGTTCTAAGCTTGTCATAAACGTGAGCCACCCCTCTTTCACTGACACGACCTGGCCCGAAACGGGGCAGGAGGGTGTCAATTTCTAGAGGGGGGAGCAAAACGGAAACGATGACACGCAAAGAGCGTACATCGTTCTCATTAAGCTCTAGACTACTTAGCGAATCTTCAACTTTACGCCAATTGCGAAATGCAATGGCATCGAACTCTGGGTCAACGTACTCAAGCTTCTTCCCAAAGAGGAGGAAGGAGAGTATGTATCTCAAGAGTTCTGGTTGACCTGTACGGAGCCATAAGTGATACTCCTTGAAAATAGGGGTATCAATCATGAACTCGTGGAAAACTCTTGTTGAAGAGTCCACCCCTGTACTATATTCCTCGCGGAGTATAGTATCGGCGTATGAGGCGAAGAGACGAATCTGTATACCTATGTCGGTCGCCACACAAGTTTTAAGAAACTTGGTGATAACCTTTATAGGTTTAGGACTTGTTCCTTCAAGAGGGCTATCAAGTAGGAACTTACACCATGAGAATATGAAGAACTTTACAAATTCTTCATTTAGACCATAGTGTAGGTTGAGAGGAAAGGCAATGTCATCCGTATGAATTCGAATGGCACCGCCACCGAGGAGTAATTCTGCCCCTCGGTATGACATGTGCGGTTACCCGTACAAATCGTGAACGAGACTTCTATTCATTGCGTCTAAAATTCCCTCGTTAGGGACTTTAGTCGTAACGCCATCGAAGGCAAGGCTAAAAGCCGTGCCAATCATGTTGAGAATAGGAGTTGTGTCTTCGTAACGGCCGGGAGTGTTCCATGCGAGGAAAACCTCGATAGGAGCAGTCTCGACGATCACGGAGTCGACCTCTAAGATCTGAACAGATCTTAGGCGGATCGAGTACTGGACAATGTTCTTCGTTGGTTGAACATTGACGCGTACCACCACGTTTGTCTCAGTAGTGACGTCACCAAACGCGTAGACATAGTCTGCAACGTAGGTGAGGCCATCTTCTGATTTGTCACTAGAACGAAGTTTCAACTTCGACTGGTCCAAAAGACCAATAGTGACATCGGTTGCCGGTGTTGGCATATTCGCAATTGTGAGCGATGTGCTCATGATTAGCCGTCCTTTCGACGTGCTTTTCTACGCCTCTAAATAGAGGTGTGGACAAGTTTGGTCGACAGCTATAGTTGCTGCCAAACCAAGGACCCAACGGTGACAGGATTGGCACCGTGGACTACTCTGAGAAAGTCGAAATGACTATCGCAGAGTCTTGGCGTATAACGGGAGAATTCTCGTTTGTACACCGATATGCCAAAGGGTTCGTCAGGATCATAACTTGTGAGATTAAACTCATCAAGTTCTGATTCAGTAGGGTAGTAGACAACTTTGTAAGACCACAAGCACCATTCGGTGCACATGGCCAACCAAAGGAGCTGGTTATCAACCTGCTCAAGTCTCTTACTCATATTAACGAACCAATCGACAACGAAGCTAAAAGGTAGCAATGCCCAAACGCGTGACAGAGTTGGCAGCATGCCAACAGAGTTAGCGGTAAGGTAAGATACCAATAGAGTCGACATGTCAAGGCGGACCCTGATCTTCGACCGCGTTTCAAGAAGGAGACGACCAGGTCCAAAGAAATTTTCGCTGACTGGAAAGTCATACGAGAATTTCCCAGAGATGGTGGCCTCCTTACTCTGGAGTAGAGATGTTAGCTTGGCCTCGACGTTAGTGGACATAAATTCCGCTACGTCGACCGCAGTGGGACGCTGAGCAAATCGGTACTTGAGGATTGCATTTGTGATGTAATCGACTAGTTCCGGGATGACAGACGGATCCCCATGAGTAGCCTTTGCGGCTAACTCAGCAAGACCAGCAACATCTGGGAGAAGGTCCAAGACGCCTTTAAGCTGAACAAGGTTCTCGAGGTTATTAGACTTTAATACCCCGATATACTTTTGTAAAGCGTCAGAGGCGGCAAGGAACGATGATGGACGAATATCTTTCATATGGTCCTCAACAAGCCTAGCAAGGTTGCTGTGGATATAGAAAGACGAGCCAGAATGACTCCTACGAAAGTTGGAGAAATTAAGGCTGAATTCGTCGGCAAGCTGTACAGTATCCGTGTAAATCACGGGATTACCTTGACGGACAAGTGACCAAGGTTGGTTTACTTGACCGTTGAAGGTAGACGAGGAATTGAGTGTGGTCGTCGATAAATCGACAATCTTCACACAATTCGAGTCTAGTATATTGACGTCAAATGGAGGATTATGTCCAACTGACGTCTCAAAACTAATCGAGAAAAGGATGTGTACATCATATTTCGCCCACATCTGTGGAGCGGGATACGATCCCACATACCGAATCTCATACTGATACGATACATCAACGGAATACGAGACAACCTTAGAACCTGTTATAGCATCATTATAATGCGATGACATGGTTGAGAGGTTACTCACGTTAGAATAGAATCTGCTCCAAACCAACTCACCGAGGTGGAATGGAACGAATTCAAGTTCTCCCTCAGCTATAATGGCATACTCGTGCATCTTAGTAGACTGCACGGCATCCATATAGAAGGAGGTTAGCGGAGAACCAACGGTTTCTTCTGAAAAGGTCAGATGACCTAAATCATTAAAACCATTAGCTCTGTACCCGTTGAGAAAGTGGCTGCCCGGCTTGTAAGTCCAAATCGCTGGCAAATAGATAGGACCCATATCTGGGTCGTATCCAATGTCGTGATACTTTGGTGAGAAATCACCATCGGACAACAAACCAACATACCTGGCGTGGTCTACTTGCTTTTCTCGCAAGTAGGGTTTTTGTTTATCGAAGTTGTAAGAGCTAGTTAGGCTCATCAACCCCGAAAGCAAAGTCCCATAGGAACCACGATCAGCTCCCGGACTCCAGTAGGAATTAGAGGGTCGTGAGGTATAGAAGGTCGGCGGAGAATCCTTAATCAATAATGTCCTAGGCAGGCCAAGGAGGCCTGCGACGGGCATTTCACCAGATATAAATATCGGTGAAACGGCACCTCGGGCATTAAGGAAGAGGGTATCAGCCACGTAAGGCAAAAACCCGTTAGATAACGGCGGAGTATTGAAGGAGCCATAGCCAGAAGGCATGTCTCCATCAAACTGCGAAGAATCAACCTGTTGGAAGATTCTCGTAAAAGCCTGACCATTTATTGGTCCCTTCATATACACGATCCCTCCTTAACTCGAGACGAAAAACGATGCCGGCAAACAGGCCAGATTAGGCACAGCTACAAGCTAACTTATTACGGTCAACTTGCCCAGGGCGTCTTCGTCAATGGATTAAGATCGAATAACAGGGTCGAAGAACAGATAAACTGCCCAGATTGCCCGAAACTCGATTTCCAGCGAAATGCTGGTATCCTACGATAGCGCAGAGAGGGGTG